AAGTCTTTTTACTTCCTTTAGGTTTTAACCTATCAGAAAATACAAAGTCATTATTTATAGTTTCACCTTGCTCTACTAAAGCATTAGGGCCTATAGGTACTCCACCTAAAGCATTTTGTTCGTGTGTACCACCTTCATTGATGTGCATTAAGCCACCTTGTTTATAGCTCATTTGTGCTCCCATAGCTGATAATTTTTCTAAGCCTCCACCTGAAGGCATTAAACCTGTTAAACTACTTAATCCAGAAATAGCATTACCTATTCCTTGTGTATCTTCATTTATATTTCCTACTCCTTGACCTAAGCCTTTTATACCTTGATTTACAGCAGTCATACCACTTGCAGGATTTACTGCTGCACCTATTGCAGCTCCTCCTATATTACCAAAGCCATGAATCATATCTTGCTGTCTCACTTGAGAAGCATCAGAACCACCTAACTTCTGTAATCCTTTGTATGCTGCATCTGTAAGTTTATCAGTAGCACCCATAGTAACAGTATCTAATGTACCTTCTAATACACCAAAAGCACCTGCACCTATATCTTTCCATACTTCTCCATCAGGTGCATCACTACCCATTCTCATCTTACCTTGGTTAAGCATCTGAGCTTGGTTCATTCTACCACCCATAGCGTGAGTAGCCTTTCTTATAGTTACATTAGAATTTGTTTTAGCAGCTTTACTACCAGTTCTTGTTGTGGGGTTTATATCTATTATTCTTTCATCAGTTACTGCGTTTAGTGCTGCGTCTATTGGTACTTTTATATATTTATATGCAACCTTCATTCCTGGTTTTGCTAATTTTACTTCGTTTGCAAAAGGTAGCATAGAGCCTACTTCATAAGCTGCACTAACACCATTACCTTTTGTTGGATTTTTTGAGTACTGGTGTAAAGCAGCTGAAGCGTCATTAGCTGAAGGGATCATTCCTAAACCAGGAACATATTCTAAATTATTTTCTAAATCAGAATCTAAGGCAGGGTTTCTATAATTCCAATAACCATCATTTATATACTCTTGTGGAGCAGAAGAATATTGTTTAAGCCCTGATTTTAAATATGGAGTATCTGGTATATATTGCTGCCCCACCGCATTATCTATTTCTCCACCATCAGCCCAAGTCTTTCTAGCAAATGCTCTAAAGTAAGGATTACCTGCTAAGTTCTTTTTATGTCTAGCATAGAAAGCTTTCTTTCTTGCAGGGTCATTAGGATGTTGGCCTAACTTACTATCTCCAAAGTATTTCTTTGTTCCATCAGGGCCTGTAACTACGTGAGTTTTGCCTTTCCTTTCACTAGACCTTTTAACTACATATCCACCTTTACCATACATATCTGGCATTTCTCCACCATACATATATTCAGCTTTAATCTTAGCTTCTTGTTCTAACATTTCTTTTGTAGGTTCTTTACCTGAACCTTTGTTAGCTCTGATGTTATTCCAAAGAGAATTTTTTACTCCTAGTTTATTTAGTTTTCCACCCATAGCATAATCAGTATTTTCTAGTTTAGTACCTCCTTGTACAGAGCTACCCATAATTGCATTATATTCATCTGCCATTATATCTCTCCTTTTACCATCTTCCATTACATAACCTACAGATAGACCTCGATTATCTCTGTTCTGATGTCCAGAATATAATTGTATATCATCGTATGGTATAGGGTTAACTGGAGAATTAGGAGTAGGTAAGTATCTATTTACAACATATTTATTGTAAGGATTATTGTCTTTAGGGTTATATTGTATTGGGTTTATAGATAATCCTTCTTGGTGCGGTGCGTATATATAAGGTTGTGTAGGTTTTTTAAATCTACCCATCCAAGCTTGTTCCATTGCACCAGGACTAAAGTTTCTAGGCATTGGGTCTTCCCAAGAATCTGTTTTTATTGTAGCAGGAGCTATCCCTGTTCTACGTGTTATATTTGCAGCAGCCCTATCATAATCTTTCATTCTAAGGTCAGTGGTATTAGCTTTAAATATAGGGTCATACTTTGTAGTAAGATTATATGCTGCACTACTATCTGCGTAAGCTTTTAGTCTTGGATCATTTAAATCATTAACAGCAATAGGGGCCTTTTTCTTAGGCCCACCATCTGCATATTTCTTTTTACTTATCTTAGTATACTTTCCCATTAATGGTAAGATTTAGTAATTTGTGTGTTAATATCATGTAAAACTAATCTATGTTGAGGATTGTTAAATGTAAGTGTTACTTTAACATACTTATCACGTAGATATGGTTTTATCTTTACATTGTTATAAGGAGGAGTGTAATCTTTTATATGAGATACTCTCCAAGTTCTTTCTCTTCGCTTTAACGTAGAATCTGTTAAAGGGTTCAAAGAATTAAAGGTAGATTGATAATCATTCTCCATTTTTATTGAAGTAACTGATTCTAGTGGTAAGTTTACTCCAGCATTATTAAATACTTCTGACCAAAATTCTAATGTATCTACCCTTGCTGTAAGTAAATTAGTTTCATCAGGGAACTTACAAATGAATGTAACAGAAGCTGGATAATAACTACCATAATACTCAAGGAAATTACCTTGTGAATGTACATATACTTTATCTAAAGCATTGTTAGTTGAGAGCAATCTTTTACCTGTATTTAAATATAAGTTAGGTGTAAAAGGTTCATGCTTCTCAAATGCTTGTAGTAAATCATTATATACTGTTGTAAACTTCTTGTCTATTTTACCTGCACCATCATCTACCTTATTTAAGAAGGTCATAAAACACCTATTGTATTTAGTATCATATACTCCATGTATACCTATACCTAATAGTACTTGGTCTGTTTGTAGTATAGGCCCATATACATTTTCTCTGAAGAAAGCTGATAATCCTTCTACATCTGAAGCAGGAGCTAAGTTTTCTCGTAGTATCATATACTTTCTTAACCTTGCATCAAATGAATGTACACTATCAGGAGCTACAACTACAGAGTGTTGATGTATAGAACCTGATTCAATAGATATGTATTGATACCTTGTCAATATGTCACCTGTACCTATTTGAGCTGCCAATGTGTCAGTAGTTCTTAGTGCAGAGTTTTCTTCTGATTGTACCCAACCTACAGCTCTATCTTGATAAGCTATAAGCCTATCTTTGAAGTTTACTATTTTATTTATTTGTCCGTATGTACCTTCTAAGTCTTTATAATCATTTACTCTGAATATTCTCCAAGAGTCTATTACTTCAGAATCTAGCTTGTTTTGTGAAACCCATACTCTGTGAGGTTGCTCTTCATCAAAACTTGTATTAAAAGGTTCTGGCACAAACTTCTTTGCATTATTCTTTTGGTCGTAAGATAAGTTAAATAAATTCTCATCAAACTGAAATGGTGCAAAATCATCTATATTATTCTGTTGTCTAACTTGATCTGATGCCCAGTATTTACCATACCTCATATCTCCATTAATAGGAGCTTCACAAGGGTAAATAACTGAAGCTTGTTTGTAGTTATCAGCTTCTTCATATATATTACCTAACCCTGAACCTACTCCACCTCTACTAGCTACACCATGATCGTCCATCCAAGGAAAAGCAAAATATACACTTGAGTACATTCCTATCCAAGTATCTCCAAACTGTCTAAATGTTTGATTTACAGGATTTGAAGCACTCATTGGTATAAAATTACCAAAAGCTATGTATTCATTATTATATCTGTTAGCTCTCCAAGGCCCTCCATATTGTCCTATATTAAAAGTACAGTACTGTACTAACCTGTAATTACAGTTTGGAACACCCCTGTTATCTCTCCAATCGTCAGTTCCTGGAGCAAATATACTTTCGTTAAAAGATAGAAAAGGATTTCCATCTACATCTGTAGTTGCGCTAAGATTAAAAGTAGTATTGTATTGTAATGTATTGGCTATTTGTCCTGTAACAATAAATTCTGATGTTTGTCCTAATCCTGCTATTTTTCCATCTCCGCCAAGTGTGCCATTTTTTAATACTACATTATGAAAATCATATCGCATTACAGTAGGAGCAACAGTTCTTAATACAATAGAATCTATACCTACATTTTGACGTGCATCTATTAAATTACGTATTTGTGTAGTAGGTATACCTAAAGCAGAGTCATTGTATTTTAACCAATACCCAAAGCAATGATCTAACCCTGAACCTCCTCCTGGATTTTGTGCAAAGTATTGAGATTCATACGCTTTAAAGCCTTCATGTAATTTTATAAATGTAGCACTTGTAAGAGGTAATTGTGCATCAGCCATAGGGGATTTAATCAACCCTATTCTATTTGGCTGGTTGTTTGGGCCAAGTTGTAAAGGCCATAAACCACTTCTTATAAAGGATATTCCTCCTCCTCCATTAGCTGTATTACTTTCTTGGTCAGGGTAGCTATTCCAGTTATCAGATGTAGTAGTTCTTTTATATACTCCTGTTACATAAGTATCTGTAAATTCTCCATTTACTTTCAGTTGGTTATTGTTAGTATCCATCTGCATTACAGGTAAATGTAAGCCTGTACCAAACCTAGTTTTATTCTCGTCAGTTCTTTCTACATAAACAATTTGAAATGCAGTAATATCATCAGGTAATCTATCTGTTCTTATTGTAAATTCTAACCCTATACTACGAACCTGTAAATAGTTTACATTGTCTGTAAGATTATTTAAAGCCAGATTATAGTTAAAGGGATTAGCACTTGGGTCTACTGTATTATATTCTACAGCTTCAGGAGTACGTATATCTCCCATCCAATTTACAAAAGAAGTTTCTCCTTTCTTATTTAAAGTCCTTATACCAACTCTATATGTTTCACCTCTTTGTAAAGTAAGGTATATAGATTCACGTGAGCTTGATTTTAAGTTTGCAAAACCTTGTTGTAGATAATCTTGCCCTGTTACACCTAAGTTTACAGAACTTGTATTATTACCTGCTGGTACATTAATAAAGTCTGTACCTCTTGGTGAATATACAGGGCCTGAACCATTTGTACCTTCGTTGTGGTCTAAACTTCCTGTTACTACCCAATCACAAGACATATCTTCTTTTACAAACTTATAACTTACATTTGGCCCTGAGCCTCCTAAAGTTAATCCATCTGCTTGAAATTTAAACTGATAGATATTATCCCAAACAGATACATCACCTGTTGGGAATAATCCATATACAGTACCTGATTCATCATTATAAGCATTTACTAAGTCTTCTGAATCAGAAATATCTTGAGGTGTAATGTTTGTACCATTAACATTGTATATCTTATAGCTGGTATTTATAAGTTTATACCTACCATCTTGTGACCATACTTTAGCTACTTGAGGTGCTTCATCTGTAAAATTGTATGGAGCCTTACCTGAGTATCTGTAAACTCTTGCATCAAAATCTAATACATAGTTTTTTGTAGTAGTGTTTGCTGCATACAGCCTGTTGTATTTGTAAGTTATTGATTTACAAGTATCAAACTGTATGTTAGGATTTATTACTTCTTCTAAAGATAGTGCTGTATCTGATTCATTACCTGAATGTACAAAGAACATCTTCTTTGAAGTAATATTAAACTCATTAAATTTATAGAACTCTGGTATGTTGTTATTTTGGTATATTACATAACATACTTTTATTATGGAATATCTTTGGTCAATGTTGTTTATATAAAACCTTACTGACTTAGTACTGTTAGTACCTGATATAGCTCCTTTATATTGTTGTGAACTTTCTGCATACGTACTATCTGTAAGCATTATAAGGTTACTTATATCAGAATATGGGGATAATGCCCCGTCAGTAGACTGCAATTGATAAAAGTACCCTATTTTACCTACAGGAATATTACCTGTATTTGGTATAATACTATCTAATATAGGTACAGATAATGCTACATCTGCTTTCCAATCTAGTAACCCAGGAGGAGTTGTAAAGCTGTTCTCCAATGCAAAATTAAATGCCCTTGGGTAATTATAATTGTCCGTCCAATAGAATCTTTGAGCTTGTGTATTTTCATACCTTCCCTCAATTTCCCTATATATTTCATGCTGTAAAGATAAATTTAATCTGTCATTATAGTATAAATGGTCTACACAATTTAGTGCTGTACCATTAGGAGAAATTACTGTATCTGTAACTTCATTATAGTCTAGTTTCCATATTTGTGATATGTTACCATCAGGATCTGTGAAAGGAGCTACATTAGTTTTCTTTGTAGTTAATATACCTATTGAATCTCTTATCTGCTTCCAACCTACAATAGCTAAATCAGTTTGAGCTGGTATATGTAAGGATAGTGTAAGTGGTTGTGATGGACTAGAAAATGCAGGTGAAGATATAACAGGATTTTGTGTAGTTCCTATTACATAGATAAAATCTAAGCCTAGTTGTATTTTAAAGCTATCTTGTACAAAAACTGACATTTGTGAAAATAACTCATCTATTGTAGTTGCAGTAGATAGAGTTATAAATCTTCCTTGCCCATTTATATTTATAGTATATCCTAATGCTTCTGTAGGTAATCTACGTATGGTAATCTTATAAATAGCAAATGTATCAGGTATCTCAAAAGAATACTTGTTTCCTTTTGGAGTTTCTAAAGCTAAAGTAGATAAACCAAGTTCAGTTACTATGTTAAAACCTAAGTTTTCTAGTAATGTATTGTTTGCTGTTTTACCCTTACTTAAGTCTTTATTTAATCCTTTGTCAAATGTATTTCTAATGTATTCTCCCATTATAATAATCTACTTACAGGGTTATTTAATGCAACACTTCTTGGTTGGTTCCAAATCTGTTGAGGAGTTTGTAGGTGACCAAAGAATGAATTATGCTCAAAGAATCTTGGAAGTAGTTTAACACGAGAGTTCTTTAAAGATTCCCATTCATCCATTGATTGAGGCATTTTAGCTTCAGCACGTGCTTTTCTAAACCATAACTGATGGTTAGCTTGGAAATAACTTAATTTAGTTTCTGTGTATTTATCAGTTAGAAATAAGTTAAAAGCAATCTTTTCAGCACAAAACCATTTAAGGTATTCTATTACTGATTGTGTATCAGGTACTAAAGGTAAACCATTCTCATCTAAAGGTACAGCTCTGTATGCCATACATACTTTACCTTCTTTGAAAGAAGTAAATATGTAGTTGTTGTTTACTGTATAAGTAAGGTCAGAATTAGCCCGTACATCTAAGTCACAATTATGGTAACCCTTAAAGAATGTATGTGTAGCCCAACGCATTGGGTGTAGAGTTAATGTAGTACAAGGTGAATCTTTACAACAACCTTGACATCTTTGGTCTGAACCTATATGGCAGTTACAATCTGTAAACTGATTACATAGTGCTGAACCATCTCCAAGAGTACATTCAGTACCTGTTTCTATATCATAGTAAGCTATACCTGATAAAACGTAAGGAGGATTAAAAGGACTTCTTCTTTCTTCAGCTCTTGCTGTTTGAGTTATAGAAATAAGGTCATAAGGTAATTCTCCTCTACCATCAACTATATCTATCAGAGGTAAATGTCCTAAAGCTAGGTTACCATCTGTTAGTTT